TTATCGGCTTGGAACGTAACCGCCAGTTTCAAAAGTAGGAATTTTGCCAAGACTAATACTTCCTCCTGGTGCAAGTTGTATTCCGGCTATCGTTATAGGATCCCATGAGAAATTAAGTTTATCATTTATCCAGTTTGCAAAACTATTCCAAATTTGTTTAACAGCCGCTATTGCATTATTCCACGCATTAGACAATCCGTCTTTAATGCCACTCCATGTCCATTTCTCGGTAGTAAAGTATGATTTTACATTGTTCCACCAGTTTGCAAAACCAATATTTTTCCACCATGCGGTAAATTCATTCCACTTCGTAGAAAGTGTGGTCTTAATATTTGTTCCTAATTGATTCCATTTTTCAGCAGAAAACCAAGGCTTGACAGATTCATTAAACCAGTTTTCAACAATAGGTTTTAAATTTTCAAACACTGATACTAAACCAAATGTATCATTTATGTCCAGTTTAAATTGTGATAGAAAATCAAAGAACTGTCTTATCGGCATTGTTTTTGTTAAAAAATCTGCCGCATCAGAGTTCATCTGTTTCCAAGCGTCAAATAGTATTGAAAAATCAGTGTTTTTTATTGTATCAAAGAATCCACCTTCTCCAAAAAACGAGAAATTTTCATATATTTCTTTATCATCAGGGAAAAGTGCTTCACCTAATGATTTTCCGACATTAAATCCAATCTTCCAAGTAACAGCAGCTATTGCAATTGTAGGAACTATTCCTATGCTTGATCCAAGTACCGTGTCTGATAACTTGTCCGATATTTTTCCCCATATGATATCTCCAACACCAGTAAATTTTAAAAGTCCTATTGCTGTTATAATCGTGGTTTCAATCGGTGCAGCATCAAAACTTCCTTTCCATAGATCGATTGCCGCATCTATGGCAGTTTCTATGAAATTTCCGGCAGACGTAAAGATTGCTGTCCAATCCATTCCGTCCAAGAAACTACCTATGTGTCTTCCTATTTTTTCCCAGTCAACAGAATCTATTGCTCTTGTGAACCAGTCAAAAATACCAGTTACCAGTTTAGAAGTATCCATTCCGGCAACCTTAAACCAGGCATCAGAATCAAACTTAAATGCATATGACAGATCTTCTATGATGTCTTTTACTGGCTTAAACACCTTACTTACTTTGTCAGCCCAACCCATAGCTGTATTCTGCATCTTGTCAAATGCTTCCTGCCATACTTTTTCGTATTCAGCAGTAGCATCCATGATTTCCTTGGTAAGGTCAATTCCTGCTCCACCAGCAGAAGAACTTCCGCTTGAACCGCTGTTATTGTCACCGATATTTAATTCATCAATACCAAGTGTGTAACTTTTAGCCTTTTTTGCGCTTTTTCCAACTTTATCCAGCGCATCTGCCGTATCTTCCAAATTTTCATTGTACCCGGATACACCTTGACCGAATGCAGAAAAGTCGATCTTTATTCCCAGTAAATTTGCCACACTGACAAGCAGTCTCTTAATCGCAATTACAACACCGTTAATGACTGGAAGTACTTTCTGTAATACCGGAATAAACAACTGACCCAGTACCATGCCGGCTTCTTTTACGTTGTTGGTAAACTGACGGATCATATTACTTGGAGAATTTATTGTATTTGCCAAGTCTCCCCATGATACTTTGGACTGGTCTAAAATTGCCAGCAAACGTAACTGCTGTTTCTCTGCCTGTGACATTTCAGAGACAGCTTTTTCAATGCCGTATCTGTAAGCATAGGTCTGTAAGGTGGCATTCGTTATATCAATACCATACTTATACAGTGCTCTTGACTGACCGATCAAACCGGACTGTAAATTAGTCGCAACTGTGCTGAAATCCACGTTAAACAGAGATGAAATGTCACCAGCAAGCATTGTCATGGACTTTGAAATTGCCGTGGTGACTTCTCCGGTCTGCCCTAAAGAGTTGGTAATAGATGCAAGTTGTGAAGCGTACTGCGTAATCTCCTGTAAATTCAGTCCCAGGTTCTTCATTCCGCTTTCAGAAATCAATCCACCGTCTACATCTACTTTCAGACCGGACATTTTACCAAGCAGTTCATTTACACGGTTTCCGAAACTCTGCGCATAATCTTCTGCGTTGTCGTAACCGAATTTTTCAAAATCCTTGCCCCATTCCTTGCCGACTTTGTTAAATGCTACCGTGTAGTAGTTAAATGCTTCGATATAGTCCGTAGTTCCCTCTATGGACTTCCACAGACTTTTAATTCCACGGATCACAAGGAAATATGTTGCGTAGAATCTTCCGAAAGCCGCTGCAAGACTGAATGTGCTCTTCGTGGCTCTTTTTGCGCTTGCCGTATAGGTGTTCAGATTACGTCCTAAAGAGTTTGCCGCTCTTCCGGATGCCGCACCAGTAGATGCCAGTCCTGCAAGTGCATTTGTCATGCGGATAATGTTCTCACTGACATTCGGAGCGGTTGAAAGAGTTGTAAATAACTGCTTCAAATTTTTTGCCAGTAAAGGAATGTTTGTGATTGCTCTGCCGGATGCCACACCACCAAGTCTTGAAATCGAAGATGCTATGCTTGCAATATCCCCTACTCCATCTACTTTAGTTCCTGCCATGTCTGCAGAAAAAGTCTTCAGTGCAGAAGAAATCCTGCTTAATCCGCTTGTATCTATTTTCCCCATTCTGTTAATGGAATTTGTCAATGTGGATATGTTCTTAATACCGCTCGCATTCATGGAACTGGCGGCATTTGCGATACTCTGTATGCTATTAGAAATGCTTGTCAGTTTGGACGTATCAATAGACAAGCTTTTCTGAAAATTCGTAAGGCTATTTGCCAACTTATCCAGTGCGTTACTTGCGTTATTCGCATCCGCTTTTATTTTAATCTGCAAAGAATCAATATCTGCCATACCGCACCGCCTTTACCGCAATAAAAAAGGAAGTGTCTGCCACTTCCAAGAAAAGAGCGGCAAGCTGTGACACCTACCGCTCCTAAAAAAATCAATTATAGAATGCTGCCTGGATACTGTTGTATCCTACTTTTCCATCTTTTGTCAGGTTCAACTTGTCCTGCACTGCAATGGTCTCTTTTCTCGCAGTTTTTCCATACTTGCCGTCTTCGTCCTGATCATGCCCCAAAATCTCATTGCAACGTGTCTGCCACCACTTAACTACCGCTCCTGTGGAGCCAACCTTATAGGTCAGTCCGTATCTCTTCGCCTGCAAGCAGATCTTCTTACGGACATACTGTGTGTTCTTTCCGTCCTTACCATCGACTGTGAGTTTACGACCGTATGCATCCCGGTATCCGTCTGCGTTAGCCGCCTTCTGGAAGTTCTGAATGTTGATATTACAGGTCTCTTCCCTCTGCGCCGGAACAGAAGATACCATTTCAAAGTCGGTATAAAAAATGTTGATATCGCACTTTCCGCTGATTCCGGGGACAGATCCGGAGGATGTATACTGCCAAATATCCGCAAGGTTAATCTCTGACGTTGACAAGTTGGATGTATAACGTGCATACCATACGTATACCTTTCCCAGTGCTGCTACAATCTGGTTCATATCAAAGTATCTATTAAGGTAATCTTTGTTGGTATAGATAACTGGAAGATAACCGGCTTCTTTGACCTTTTGCAAAAATGCAATTGCCATATCCGTAGCCAGCTGCTTGGTGACATTCACTCCCTTTTTGCGGGCATAATTCACGGAGTCATACTCAAAGTCAAACGCAATTGGGCACTTAGTCCAGTACTTTTTAGCCTGAGTGATGCAAAACTCTGCTTCTGCCACTGCCATTGCTACCGTGTAAGCATAAGAAAACCAGTATAGCATCACTTGCACAGCCAGATTGAAGCTAGCTAATGCATTACTCACATATTTCTCATCGACATTATTTTTCCCGTATCCTGCGCGGATACCGATACGCTTGTATCCTGCATCTCTAACTCTTTTAATGTTTACATTCCCGTTATGTTTGGAAATGTCAGGTCCTTTATACAATGCTTGTTTCATATTTTCTCCTTAATCCGGACTTTCCGGTAACCCTTGTTCTCTTAATGCTTTGATTCTCTGTTTCATTTCCCATATTGCAATTTCTTCGTTGGATTCCTTATATTTAGGCTCATTATCATGTGCTATCTTTTCTGAAATAGGCTTTTCAACATAAGTAGTTCTTGCTTTGTCTCCATTTAAGCAATGGTCTATTGCAAAGATTAATGCAGATATTCCGTAATCTCCCCACCGTTGCCATGAATTCCTATCTTCTTCCTCTTTTTTGAGTTTATATCCTTTGTAGCACCACTCTAATTTCTTAGGATTCAGATGTTTGAACTCTTCTATCGAAATTCCCATGGAAAAAGCAAATGGAAAATATTCTTCCCATATTATTTTGTGCCAGTCGATTTCTTCTTGTGGTCCTGCGGCATCTTCGTTACCTTGCTGTCCTCTTTCTCCATCTCTTCCTTGGTCTGCGTCATCATTTCCGTCAGACCCGACAGTTCGAAAAAACCGTCTTCTTTCATACAGTCTGTCAGTTCTCCATACAGTTTCACAAAAGACAGACCGTTTGCTTTCATGTATTCTTTCATTAAAGCATTGGATTCATCCGGTGTAATATCTTCATGGTTTTCGATAAGACCAGCATAAAAAGCCGTTTTGCATACATGAGGAAATTCTGCAAGCATATATCCGCTACCATCTACAATTTCTTCTGGTGTGGGATTCTGTACATTTTTTGCTTTTTTAGCTACATAGCCACCGGAAAGCATAAGAAACATCTTTTGAATCAAATCCTTGCACTCCACAGCACCGAATCCAAACTCTAAAGTATATTCAACATCATTAACTAAAATCTTCTTCATAAAAACATATCCTTTCCCCAACCTTTTGTTGGAAAGGAGCCGCCCGAAGACGGCTCTCTTTTGCTTAAATCAATGTATCATCTACCGTTTCATCATTGTCAGCCACGGCAGTGTTATTTGTTTCTGACTGACTTTCTATTTTTTTGTCAGTGTAATTGCTGTGGGATAACCGTTTTCGTCTTCGGTTACTGCAACAGTGTAATTATCTTCAATCCACTTCGGTACAGTAGCCTGTGCAATCGTAGCAGTTCCGGTCAGATGATCGTCTGTTGCTTCGTCCGGTGCAAAACTTTCCTGACCGATAAATGCACAAATACCCTCTGAACCTTTTCCGTCAGTTCCATACAGGATGATAAAATCGAGTTTCTTTCCCTCGTTTGTCACCATTTCATCCTTGTACTTTTTCTCAAATGCTCCTTGCACTTCCATACTGTTAGCGGCTCTACGACCCATTTCCTGTGTCTCTACCAAATCTTCCAGTGTAGAAGTATCCACCATGTTCTGACTTCCGAACGGTGAAGGAATACTTTTTGCTCTCATAAGCAATTTGTACGTTCCTGCCCAGTACTCACCAGTAGCGGCACTAGAACTAGGCTCTTTATAGGCAATTCTTGATTTTAAACCAGTAGCCATATTTACCTCCAATTTTGCATAAAAAATAGAGCCTTTCGGCTCTGTCAATAGTTACAATATATCATCAGCATCTACACTTCTTCTGAACCGTGCAGTGCTTCTGTATGTGTCCTGCGAAGTATTATTGAACTCCGGCATGGAAGTTATTTGAAATCGCAGACGTTTGAAAAGTCCGGCAACCGTAGCCATGATAGCTTCGGCTTCTTCTTGACTTTTGTTGGTTATCACATCCACTTGGTACGATGCTGTGATTCCATTAACAGACCGTCCTTCAAGGTCTTGTCCTGTCTCTGTGAACGGCATAGCATGAAAGTACACCGTAGGGAATGTAGGGTCTGACAAATCCTTGCTTTTGTCCGTCACATAAGCTTTAGGATGGCTCTGCGGTATCTTCATTTTTAAGTACGATGCAATCTTGACTTTGAAATCTGATACCCACTGATATTCATTATCCACTACCAAACACCACCTTTGCTGTCTGTGATACAATATCACGAAGTTCTATTGCAGTCAGGTACATAAATGGTCTTGACGGCATACCTTCCGTAAAATACCATTTACCGTCATCCGCAGGATAAAACCATCCATATCTTCCATCCGCAAGTTGCCTTATGGTTTTTCCGCTTGCATACTGCCAATCAACACCTTCCGGTAGATTTCCTTTGTACGGTGATTGCTTTCCGACAACACCAGTACCAAACTCCACGAAAGCCGCATGGTCTGTACATGCAACCACCGCCCAAACACCGCCACCTTTTACGGATCCAACATATTCCGAATTGATGCTTTGCAAAAGTTCCGATGTAAAGATAGCATCAAGGTCAGCGATCTGCACTCTAGCAATCTCTACGCCCTTTTCTGCCAGTGTCTCGGCCAGTAGCCTACATTTATACTCTAAGCTATTTTCATAGTCTCTAAGAGCCTTTACAGCCGCTTGTATGGACTTTTGGTCAAACAGGTTGATATTGATTGTCTTTTCCATATCACTTCACCGTCTTTTGCAACAAAAACAAATCTGCTGTCAGTCCCTCGTCTGCAACACCTTTGACAACATAGTCCGCAGTCTTGTTGTCCACAAGTCCGTCATCGTCACGGCCTACTTCTGACTTCTTCCAGATAACGTCCCCTGCCTTAATCGGCAAATAGCCTTTGTCGGTCACAATCTGACAGTACGAACTGGAATCATCAATACCAAATTCTTTTACCAGTACTTCCGACAGCTTATTGCTGATGTTGGCAGAAAAAAGGACGGGTTCTAAAAATTCCGTAATCGTTCCTTTGATTGACGGAATTTTTTCACCTGCCACTTCATCGTAAATAATGTTACCGTTTTTGTCACGGTTATAAATCGTGACTTTTTCTCCCTGCCGTGAGTACTTCATTTCCTGCTTGTTAATGTCAAGCATCTTTCTTCACCTGCTTGTAAATCTGATTTACACCAGTGCTTGCCAAACCGGAAACAATTCCGACTGCAATTGCATTCAGCACATCATTTGCCGGGAAATCCGGAATAACATACATTCCTACTACTCCGAGAATGCCACCGACAATGCCGACAACAACCGGGATGTAGTTATCCTTAATAACCGGAATCAGCTTCGCTCCAATACCGGCAAGATAGCAAATAACCACGATTGCAACACAAGTTCCTACCTGTGAAAAATCCATCATTCCTTACCTCCGTTCTCTTTAATGTTAAGTCTTTCCTCAATTCCATCAAGTCTATGATGTGCAGATGCCGTACTGGCTTCAACCTTTGTCAGCTTCTGTTCATGCTCTGCAAGCTCTTTCTTCATCTCTGAACGCTCGCTTTTCATTTCATTGATAGTATCAAGGATGGTGTCCAGTTTCATGTTGATGCGTGTGTTTTCTTTCACACGTTCCTCAATATCCTTTGTGTCTGTTCTTTTGCTGTTTTTCAGACCAATGTAGACGGAAAAACCGAGTGATAACACGCTTATAATGATTGCTGTAGATAACTCTATAGTCACATCATATACCGCCTTCCTAGTTTGTTGGCACACCGCCCACCACCCTTAAAGTGTGCCGCCTGCAACCTTATTACTGGAATCAGTAACATGGTCACGCACAATCTTCTTTTAATTACAATACCTTTGCAAATGGAAATACGCCAACAAACAGATCCTCGCGGTCTCTCCATGTTCTCGACACTCCATTCTCTGAATAGCTTGCCATGAAGTTTTCACCGGCTTGCGATCTGTCATACACGACAAGATTAACCACAACGGACTGAAATTTTTTCATATCCGCAGCAATCTTCTCTTCCGTGTAACTTTCCGGGTACATTCTCTTTGCTCTGATGTCTGCTTCTGCTTGACTGATAAGTTGTTCCAAAAGAGGATTTTCTTCCAAATGGTCAAACACGACCTCGGAGCTTTCAGAATCACTTTTAGAATCAATATGAAATTGTTTCAGACGGATTTTTACTTGCTCCAAAGTCGTATATTCTGCCATGTGTTACCTCTTATTCATCCTTTGCAGTTACCGTAGTAATACCTGCCTTTACTGCTCTGTAATTAGGATCACACTCGATAATCATAATTTCCTTGCCGGTTGTTGCTTCAATTTCAGAAGTGCCATCCCAAGTAGCATACGTCTTTACATTTCCAAGATAAGAAGGTAATTTACAATCATCTGCTACCTTGTATTTGTAAGAATTGTCGCCGCTTTTTGCAGGGGAAACGCTTACTTTCGTGTATCCATTAGTTGTTTGGCTTGCAGTGCTGTTCACTATCAATGTATCCAAACCGCTTTCTCCTTCGGTTAAAGTACCGATTACGATTCCATAAGGGTTAGGAATTACAGGAATAAACACGCCACTAGCCTTAGTCCACTCAGCAACCGGATCAGGAGTTGCCCACTGGGAAATAGTAATGAATTGCTTTTTGGACAAGCTTGTAAATGCACTTGCCTTTTCTTCTTCCGGAGTTACGCCCCAAAGTCCAGTACCAATCTTTCCGTTTCCAGTAGATACATAAAGAGTAAATACATTATCCGGTAAAAATCTCTTTGGAGTTCTCGTTGTATTTTCCTTGTTGGCAATTCCGTACATATCATCATCAATTACCATATTCAGACTATGCAGGCTAAACAACAGATTTTCCACTTCTGCCTGAGTAATTGCCATTCCAACGAAATTAACTCCCTTAATAGCTTTCATTATTCCTTCATTCTTAAGCATATAAGAGCGCATTTTGGTAGAAGTCAGTGCGGTATTGACAACATATCCTTTGTCAAGAGCCATCTGAACCATGTCTGCAATATCTCCAAGGATATCATGGGTAGGATCTTCCCATCCTTTTAGTGCCTTGAACTTATTTACTTTGAAGTCAATAGCAAAATTGAGACCATTTTCGTTAATGGTCATTTTACCAGTAGACATAACTTCCATTTTTGCGATTTCAGTTCTTGTCTTTACAGAATCAGACAGCCGACCCATATCGTCATATACATAGTCAATCAGATTGCTTTCTCTTACGCCATGATTCAGCAACTGGCGTAATCTTTCAGACTGGTTGATTTTTTCCTTGATCAGCAGCTTTTCTACGCTTACTTTTTCAAATCCAGGTCTTACACCAATAGCAGCCTCGGTATCAAATGCGTGTACCATTGCTGCGGTGGGAAGGTCCATTCCTTCGGAAAGTCTTTCGTACTCTGCTTCAAGGTTCTCGGTCTTGATATCAGGGAAAAGACGGTCACCTACATAATTTCTTGCGATAGAATAGTTTTGGGAAAAATCCAATCTATCCTTGTCTGTAATCATTGTTAATACACTAGGCATACTGTTCTTACCTCCGTAATTTAATCAAAGTAAATGCCGCTTGCTTTAAGTGCGGTTTCGGCATTGGTATCTACTGCAACAGGCAAATTTGCTTTAATAACACGGCCTGCAATAATTACAGAAATAGGCTTCTTTTCGTCATCTGTAATATCAACATCTTCAAATACAATTCCCTTTGCAGAAGCGTTATTTGTTGGAACCACAGTTCCTGCCTTGATAATCTTCTTATCATCTACCTGTGTTGCCATTGCTTGTGTTCCCTCAAAAGTTTTTAACACAAGTCCGACTTCACTTGCTAAAATGTTTACACCAGAAGTGTAAGTAGTGGTTTTCATGTAAGCCATAACGTTTATACCTCCTTGCTTACTGTTCGATTACATAGCGCTGATTATATTTCTTTGCCATTTCAGCACCTTTACTTTCAGTTCCATCACCACCGCCAGCACTACCACCTCCAGGATTAGTAGATCCGTTTGCAATCTCCTGCTCCTTGGCTTGTGCCGCAGCAGTCTCTTTATCAGAGATAATTTTTCCGAGAACATCAAAATCAAAACTGCCGTCATCCTTTACAACCTGTGCCGCCTGTTCTGATGTGATTTTGAATTTGTCAGCCGCACTTGTACGCTGAGTTGCTAAAGTCTGTGCTTTTTCCAACTCTGCGATACGATTATTTGCTTCCTCTAACTGCTTCGCTGCCTTTTCCTGTTCGGAAAGATTTTGGTCTTTCATGGCATTAAACTCTTTTTCAATGCCCTGTAACCGTTCCAGTTCAGCATTGTTTTTGGTTGCCTTGGCATTTGCTGTCTGAACATCTTTGCCGTTTTCGGCAATAACCTTTTCAATCTGTTCATCAGTTAATCCCATTGCCGCTAAATCTTCTCTCTTCATAAATTACCTCCGTTATGTCCTACGTTTTTTTACGGTGCAACGACACCGAGTGACATTGCCGATTTGTACGCTCACGGCTTTGCGAATTTTTATAAAATAAAAACAGCTACCTATTTCTAGGCAACTGTCTTATTTTGCATTTGTTTTACAATTTCCTGTGCTTTTGCCATCTGCTCTTCCATGTTGATAATGTCAGCAGTTTTCCACAGAGCATCAAGGTAAGGTTTGGAAAGGTTGAAAGTCTTTTCACAATCTCCCCAAAGTCCAACCGTTTTGATTGCAATAAGAGGATGAATACCACACTGCAGAAGTTGCAGTAATGTCTGCGACTTGGTATACATATTATCTTGTGGACTGTGGTTAATCTGCACATCAAAATCTCTAAGAGTAATTTTCAGATCTTCTTTCTTAATGCGGATAACATTCAGCGCAACCTTTGCCAGTCTCTTCTCTGCTGTCTTAACAACCGGATCCTTAAGCCTTGCTCTTGATTTTGAGAAATCCCATCCGTTTCTCAGCTCAACCGCACCCTGCGTATCACCGCCAGTGTTTCCTTGCTTGTTCGGTATTCCCAAAATTGAAAGTGCGCTGTCTGTTAAATCATCCTTGGAAACCTGTGTCTGCGTTTGGTCAAGTTCCTGCGACATGATATCCACATCAGACTTATTGTCTTTATTTATTGACTTTACAACCAACGCATGGTTCATCTTCATTTTTTTGAACTCTTCTTCGTCAATCTCGCAGTTCACAAATTTGTACCATGCCTGGATAAACTGCTCTATGCCGTCCATTCTGTTTGACTGCGTATTATTGATTGCATCCAACAGATCTATAACAAGTTCAATATCAGACAACCGCTCATGGTTGTTCGGAAATTCTACAATCGGAATACTACCAAATCCATGAAGTTTCCATGTATCAGGAACAACCGCACTGTTTTTTATCTTACATTCATGGGATTCCGTGTAGCAGAGTTTGTACCACTCGCCATTTTCATCTTTTAATTCCTGTACTGCCAAAATCGGTTCTTCGGAACTGCGGTTGTAAATAACAAACGTGTTCAGAGGATTAGGTGCAACCACACGGATAGGCACATCTCCATTCACAATCTGAATAGCTTTGAATGATGTTCCGGTTGCCGACTGCCACTCACCAGCTTTTATGTCTTTCTCATGCTTATTTGCATCTGCTAAGTAATCATTCAGTTTATCTACTGCCTTATTTACAGCTTCATCATCTTTTCTGCTGACAAACTGAATAGGCTCTCCGTAAGTCTGAGCGACCTTGAATTGCACCCATTCAAAAGAATGGTTCTCTACTACTCGATTGGTTATATCCTCATTTGACAGCTTTGTTCTGTATAGTACCGGCTGATCTCCTTTGTAGTACTCCCACAAGTACTTGATAACTGACTTATTGTAATTAAAAACACCGATGCAATCGCCAATAACCTTTACAATGTTGCCTTCGTTTATCTGCTCTACATCCGTATATGCAATTTTTCTACCGTGACAACCCTTTACAAGGTCTTGAAATTTCATAGTGTTCATATTTTCACCTACATAAATGTAATTCCGCTGCTCTGGTCTCTTTTTGGAAGTTTCTTGATCTCACGTTCTCCGGTCTCCGTATGGTAAACAACCATCTTATCGCAATTCCGGCACTTATATGTCTTGTCTATATGCGATTTTGCACTACATTCACCGACCAACCGTCCGCATCCAGGGCAGTACACTCTAATTTTTTGGTTAAAAATCATAAATACCTCTTTTCTGCGCACAAAAATACCGCCCACATAACGTAGACGGTATTCCCGGCTGTTTGCCTTTTAGGAGGATTAGAAAGCATCTTAAATATTTTCGTCAGTTTAACATTACCATTTTTTATATATGACATTCAATGACATTGTTCATTCAAATACCCTTCTCCGTATTTCTTTTCAAACTGTTTCAATGCAGTTCCGTGAAGTCTGACAACCTGTCTCCATGAATATTTCATTTCTGTTGCGATCACTTCAAAAGTTTTCTTTTCGATGTACCTTGCGAACAGAATATTGTATGTGTTTTCATCTTCCATGCTGTCTATCTGCTGTATGATTTTCTCTTTTTTATCGACAAGTTCGTCCACCATGCCATCTATTTTCCGTTCCATTTCATCAATTTTGGCATATTTTGTTCCTATTTTGTCAAAATTCGGTGTAGTCTGTACCCTTTCACCGCTTTGCGGAGCAGATATACTTGCTGCCATATCTTTGAGTTGTGCGATTTCCGTGAGTTTATTATTTATCATCCGATTAAGGCGGCTTATCTGCCCTAAATATTCTTTGGTTGTCATATCAATACCTCCGTCCGAAAGAGAATGGGTTTTGAATTGCTTCTACTTTTGCTACCCTGTTTCCGTTTGTAATTCGCAATGCAAAGTTTGAAAATACATCAGGCACATCATCTAACTGTTTTTTTCCTGAAACAGAATACCTTTTCAGTAACGACATCATTACACCGTATGGTTCGTTAGGCTTATACAATGATGGATCTTTGAATATTACGTGTTGTAAAATCCAGTTAGAGCACTGGAAAATTCTTGCTTCTTTGTTTGTCTCTGTCGGTGTGTCTGTGATGTTGCATATCCATCCTTTACTCTCTACACGCTTATTTACTTCCATTGCCACACGGTCACCGCCGGCATTACGCTCAAATTCGCACTCTTGCACTTTATTATTAACAAGTACATTTGCAGCATTTTCATACTGCATCTCATAATCTGCAGTATTGTCACAAACAGCATCCACGCAGTAATAATCTTCTCCATACTTTTGCAATACCGGAAGAACAAAAAAGTCGGTTCCTTTTCCCTTGGTATCGCATTGCCCGGTAATAATTTCCGGTTCCCCATGTGGCAGATTAAGATAACGTCTGATTTTTTCTTCTGGAAATAACAATCCCTCACGTTCAATAGGCTCTTGCTTGTAAAGACACCTATAAGAGATTTCATCCATGAGTAATTGTTGATCTTCAAAAAAAGCAACCGTAAATCCGGAAAATTCGTAGTCAAAATTGCTTAATCCTGTTTTTGGGTCAATATCCGGCACTGCAATTACTTTTACTCTCGGATTCCCTTCATACATATTTTGGATCCGACCGATTACATCATTTACGCTCCACCTGGTAGCAATATGGATCTCTTTGCAATTCTTTCCGTCAGTATCTTGTGTCTTTCTTTGCCTTGCATCTACCGCATACTTGTCCCACAGTTTATCCAAAATTATAGGATTCATAGCTTCTTCGATGCCACCGATCATGTCATCTACGAACAAAAACTTAGATGCACGTACTTTACCAGCATTTTTACTTCCTACGGATGTGCACTGAACGGATGGAAATGGTTTATATTTGCCGATGTTAAACTGTTCCATTTTTGCGTTAGTACTGGTAACGGAAAGATTTGGGAATATTTCATTCCAAGTGTACTCGTCAGAATTTGTGCAAATATCGTACACACCGTCATAGTACATACGTGTAATGTCTCCACTGTGGGAGTAAAAAAGGTTAAAATCTCTCGGAAACCATCCTGCAACCAGCGCATTTAGCATTTTCTCGACCGTGGTTTTTCCAGCACCAGGGATAAGAGACACGCAGAGGATGTCGTATATATCATCAATCATTCCTTGAATGGCATCCATGAGACCGATTTTCAGAAATTGCCTTCTACGTGGCATATAAAACCGTTCTCTTGGTTCTCTTTTCTTTTCCAAATAACGGTACGCACTATCCACAACCTTATTTTGTGCTTCTAGCAGAAGAACATCGTACAATTTATCTGTCAATGAATAGTGCGTCTTGTTTGCAAAGGAATACTTTTCCAAATCCCATATGGTTCCTCCGGTTTTTTCCATGCAGAAACGCTCTACAATGCCTTTAGAACGGTTTGTTATCTGTAAGCCATAAGTTATATCCTTTTCACCGTTTATAGCCACTCTACAGGCTTCTATGTACGCATCAATGACCTGTTCATCAATTCCCTTGCGCTGTATGTAATTGTCATAGCTGTTTACTGCCGATATAAGGCTCTGACTTGCCAATATAAAAGAGCCTCCTTCCCTAAAATTTTGGAAACTTGGCTCTCTGCGTAGGCACTCTACGACTGGTGCTCTGAAATGCTATATTTATCTGCCATATACGGCATTATTGTTCCACTCGACTTCCTGTTCATCAAGATATTTATGGCGTACCATATACCTCTGTATCTGCGATTCCGGGTAATTTACAATCTGTCCTGTCGTTCTCACATACACATCATGGCTTGCTTCTGCTCCTAAGAGTGATTTACACCAGCTTTTAACCACAACACCTATCTGATTTTCCTCGACAACAACAATATCTCCGAAACAAAATTTCATCGTTCTACTCCGATTATATTGATTTTCCCACACTTTGGACATTTGATTTCAGCCTGTCCGTTGAATTTACCTAACAGGCGGTTGCATTTGCTACAACGATGTTCGGACAGTTTTACATAAAAACATTTTTTCAAAGCTTCCTCGTCTTCCTTTGTATCTGCCACTACAATCGGGTCTTCTCCCAGTGTTGTACATTCAATTTTTACATTTTCAATATTACCGATGTTTTTAGGTGTGACCTGTCGAAACGCATCACGTTCTATGCTCTCAATTACTGCCGTCATACTCATTTTTTCATCCACCTACTTTCATATCAAGCATATATAATATTTCCTGTTCGGATACTTCTTTTGCTCCTTCTCTAACATGAAACAGTATTTCCATTAGTTGTTGATTATCTTTATCCGTCATTCTGTTTTTATCAATTGTTTCATCGATGCAGTAATATAAACAATTCCCATATCCAACACCTAAACGATTTCCATAAAATGATTTTCCAACAATATCATAATTTTCAGTTTTTAAAATATCGTGCTGATAATCTAAATCGCACCACTTTTTATTATCTTCCAGTTTCTCTTGAAGATATTTTAAGAAATCTACTACTCTTTCTTCTCTATCACTGATGTATAATATCGTGTCTTTCATTTTATTTCACAATCCTTCTGCTTTCTTCCATCACTTTACAGTTCCTTGCAAAATCTCTTTCAATAAAACTTTGCGGTATCCTTCCAAAATTTTCCAAAGCGTACTTATCTACCGCTTCTTTTGAAACATCTATACCAAAATTTATCAATGCTTCTTTAGGTGGCGATTGATACCCGGATAAAGGATTATCAATGTTATTCATTCTTCATCCACTCCTCAAACTCTTTCCGGCATTTAGGGCATAAGTCAATTTCTGCTTCTTCTGTGTACAAAATAATTCCAAAATTGTCAAGCAAACTATCAAGATGGTAACCTTTTTGTATTTTTGACTTAATTTTCGCTTTTCCTTTTCTAATAAGTGTATTCTTTATTTCTACTCCGCACCTATCGCAAGTGTTCCATTCTTTGATATGTTTCATTAGTTACACCTCTTTGTATGGATTGAAGAAGTCCTCATCTTTTCCAATTCCAAGATGCTTTTTCAATGCAAAATTTGTTATCCGTTCCCAATTAAACGAATTACTGACAATATAACTTGCAAGTTCTCCATCTTTCCATCCGTCCGTACTTGTCATAGAATCATAAATCTGCTTATATTCTCCGGTCAATTTGTTAAATTCAAGCCAACCCAAGTCAAGAGAAACACCATAATTGTAAAAGCCTTTATCTGACCATTTGCTGACATAATACATTAACTGCTTATACGAAAATCCAAGCCTTTCAAAAATATTACCAATAGTTCTTATGCTAAATTCCCGATCGCTCGAATGTGATTTTCTTTTCTGTTCATTCACGCAAGCTCTGAAAAATATTTCTTCTAATGTCTTCATTCTTACACCAACTTTCTACCACACATCGGACAAAACTCAATATTGAAATATCCCATAGCCGCTGTATTTGCAAAAATAACAATGGCGGGTTTATTGTCTCCGAAATTCTTCAAAATCTGTGCTTCTGTCAATTCTGTTTCATTCGCACATTTATGAATTTTAATGTCTTCTCCGCAGATTGTATTTTCGTCATGCCACTTTTCACAAAATTTACACATGCTTATTTTTCAACCTTTCCATTAACCGTTCACATTTATCAAGATTTTCGCAAGTAATGTTGTTTAAGTATTTTTCGCTTTTGTCAGATACTGTTGTTATATTCATTTGTATCAGTTTCGGTTCAAAATCTTTACAATACTGACAACAATCTTGAAGAATAAGGTGAAATCCATTCATGCAAAATTCCTCCGTAACCCATGCAGACGGAATCGAACCGCCGACACACATCCTATGCGGATGCCGCTCTTCCACTGAAGCTATGCATGGAAATCGCACCGTAAAACCTTTTATGGCTTGCGCTTGCCATAACCAAATGTGCACCGCCTATTTGTCACTGACTATCCACAATCTCACAGTCTTGTCTTTTCTCTACTTCATAGGCTTGGTTTTCACTAAACATATGTGGCTTACGTTTTAGCTAGGGAATAGTTGCCGTGGGAGTTGAACCCACCCGACCCAAACAAGGTACGACTACTTTTGAATCTGCAAATTCTACTCGCAGAAGTGTTTTTCGTTGACCGATAATGAGCAACTACTATCCATACATCTCCCATCGACCGGAACTATTGCAGTAGTACCCGACTAAGTGGAGATAAAGATAAACACGCCCGGAAAGCATCGAACTTTCGTTAGAGGTTTTGGAGACCTCTTTCTGACCAACAGACAGACGTATATAAAGTTTTCACGATTTTTTGAAACTTGAAACGGTCAAACTTTTTCATTGCTTTCCAAAACAAGAGGATTTGCCATTATCTCAACAAAGCTACTTACTAGTATTTTCACTTCTCAATAATGACTGCTGGTCGAATCCTTCATCGACGCACGCCGTACACAAGATTCGAACTTGCAAGCCTTTTACAGCCAACGGTTTTCAAGACCGCTCCCTCACCACCCGGACATACGGCAAATATAGCAGTGTAGTGGAACTGCTATATCCGAAATTGCTTTTGCCACTACTTTGTACAATCTCATGCGGACTTTCTATACCGCTTACGGCAAACCTTTTCCCAGGTTGATTGTCGTAAGTTTAGCGCAGATACAAGGACTCGAACCTTGACAGCATTTCTGCTGGATAGCTTAGCAAGCTACTGTGATACCATTACACCATATCTGCAAGGGGAGGTTTTTTACTTGGTTATCATCCCACCCAAGGATCTTTTAGTCAGCCGCAATCGGCTCTATCAAGTTCCCATGAGATAAACATTAACCGGTGTATTTATCCCCTATGCTTCTGTAATAAGCATACTCGGAGTGTACTTGCAACAACACCTATTGGGATGATGGGACTTGAACCCATGACATACTGTGTATAAGACAGCCGCTCTCGCCAACTGCGCTACATCCCAATGTGCGTTTCCATAAGCTGTATGCCTACATTTAAGGCGCTGACACAGCGCAACACTTATGGCTATTTTTATTTTTGCAGGACATCCGCCAGTTACCTGCTAGCCGGTTGCGATCCGACATCGTGGGGAAAGAAGGAGTCGAACCTTCGGTGTTTCTAATGTCACGGTTTTACAGACCGCTGCAATCGCCACTATGCATATTTCCCCAAAACCTGTGCCGTATAACCACAGATGAACTTCTGGCATATCTATCTGCTACCTACCGACTATTGCAATCACGGTATCGTCTTATCACCGCAGATAAAGTTTTCACCGCTATATAGTTGCAAGGCTTCAAGCGGTTACGTGGAATATAGGTGGGTGAGGATTTGAACCTCACAAAATCAGTTTCTGAAAAGGTGTTGTTGCTGGCTACGGGTGATCGTCCGCCTGTCACTCGGCAATACTCTTACTGATCGGCTTCTTTGCCTGCAATACCATTCTGCCACCACCTACGCCCATTTTGTGTCTGCAAGGGCGGTGCAGTATCTCTGTTGAGCCACATACTCTTCTAAACTGTTGTATGGTACAAAACAGATGCAGATTAAACCCACAACGGTATTCTGCAAAAACCGGGCTGTCATAAACCGGTTAAACCCTCACGAGCCTTGTGACGGCTCTTAACAGCATTCCGCTATGAGGTGAAAGGAGTCTTCCATGTAGATGGAATATTCGCAGATGGCAAAGACCGAAAGAAGAAAACATCTGCGAAACAGGACTACCAGGATTCGGACCTGGGGATGCAGCAGTCAAAGTGCTGTGCCTTACCGCTTGGCGATAGTCCTAAACTCCGGGAGAGAGACCATCTGCTCCCGGATTATTTCCGTGAAACACCCTATCTTTATCTAAAAAATTGTCTCGCCTGTGTACGGTACTTTGAAAAACTTGGTGTTGTCGAACGCATATTTCCATTTTTCGTTTCCCACACACAGGCTACATACACTCTTGATGCCTTGATTTCTCTGCCACATATCCAATGCCAACACAACACCGGATATTCGGCAATAACAATGGCTTTATGAATTTAATCCATTCAACATTGTGATATGGGATAATTCGCATAATCTCCGGTAACCACATAAATTATACCCACATAAAAGTTATTCCAAAAACAAGAAACATTGCGAATGCAAATAAAATTATTCCGTCTAATGCTGTTTTCTGTTTAGGAGCATCAAATGCACTTGCTATTGTGAAAAACGCCATTACTGCGGTTGTCATTATTTTTAAAATCATGAATCCAAGCATTTTTTCTTCTTCCTTCCTTCAATTTCATCGATCATTGCCATTACCAGTGCTTTAGCAAACTGGCTATTGTTGTGCATTTTAATCAGCAGATTTCCTTGCCGGATAAGATATTCCCAGTCTTCATCCGTTTTCGGATTAGCGCACTCTTTATGGATTTTCCAAACCTCTGTGTAGATCTCTTTAATCTCCGGTGGCAATTCACATTTCTCCTTAACTGGCAAATCTTCTTTAGGCTCTTTATCAAGCCTGCTCTTTTGGTGCTCCATCTGACAGCTAACCATTTCCGTAACATTCTCACGGTCTCTCTTAATTCCGTGACCTTGCAGAAACAATTCGCATTGCAGCACTTCACCACATTTTGAACATTCATCTTTAATCTCTTTTCCGTAGATCTGCATAAGTGACCTCGATCATTGTAAATTCATACAGAAGTTGCAAAATTCTTAGCAGTTTGTGGATTATGCGCCCTTGATCCTGCATCTAACGTAGGAATTGTTGCAACTTTACTTAAATCCTCTTCCACAGAAACTTTTTCATCATTGTATGTTTCAGATTCATGTTTGCAAAGCGGTATAGCAATTTCAATATTTGGCGGTATTTTCCAATTTTTTTGAATATTCTCAATGCTTCTTTTTAAGTTTTCAAAAGATTTCTTTAGCTTTTCTTTGTCTGATTCAACCAGTTCCAAATACTTGTCCAGGTACCACTTAGCTTTCCTCACATCCTCTACACCGTTTTTATTCTCATGCCGGTAAAGATATTTAAAAGCATTGCAGATGCAGAAGTTCTTTACAGCTTCAATCCCCTGCGTCTCAATCATCACATCTATGCACTCATATTTTCCTGTCTCATAATGGCTAGGGTGATTTACGTTGTCTGACATTTCTGCGTTCTTCTCATATTTATCACAACCATGACTGTATTTTACAAAAGCTGTCACGTATTTACTATCTCCGTTAACGCATACATAACCTGCCGATGTATTATATATTCCGTATTTGCAAGTGCCACAACATCCTTTACACTGATTTTCCATTGCGTATCTCCTTAAATGGTCTTTTTATTTTTGAGGGAATTTGAGGGACTAAGTAGGGGCTGTTCGCTGATTCTGTCAGACCCCCTCCCCCATCATCACCAACATATTTCAACTATGCGCAAAATTCGTGCTTCGCGCAGTCTTTATTGACACGTCCTTAACTATCCCATATTTCCGCACGTTTCCGCTGTTGTTGCTACTCATTCGCATCTGCTGTATTATCTCCATACGCTCCGGAATCGGTCAACATTGATGTATTTTGTCCAAAATTTGTGTCTAATCGTGGAAGTTGGTCGGCTGTCCTGGTTATCTTGTGTACAATCTCTTGCTGTGTGGTCTGTTTCCGCCCGTGGTCGTTGTTTAATCGTTCCGTTGCTCCTAGAGCATTCCGCAGGTTAAAAGCAACAAGTTGATCGCAATCTGCATCATCTAACCAATTTACAAAAGCTTTTCTGACCTCGTCCATGCTCGATGTACTTGATTTAGTCCTCCAGGCACTTAAAGCCTGTTTAGATATCCCTGTTAATATCTTAAATGTATCAGCTGTAGCAGTCATATCATAAGCGTTGGCTAACTCTCTAAGATATAAATAAACCTCATACAACAGATCTATGTTGTACGCATTGTAGTTAGTTAGCATTTGGTTGATACTATTATCCACTACGTTTTGGGGTATATCTTTTAATACATTACTAGGTCTTATATAATTGTTATATATATATTGCATGGCACCATTAAAAACCGGTTGCCGTTGTGATCTCATGTCATCGAT